GTACCACCAACAGTTTCTTTGGTTCGGTATTGCTTCGTAATGGTGTATTTGCCACCCCCTACGTCAATAGTGGTAGGTATAGTACAGGTGGTAGCTACTGGTACTGGTGTGCTCATAACAGGCGCTAGTGGTAGCGTTACGGCTGTACGCGTAGAACCTTGGTAAGCAGATAGTCCAGCTCCGTTGTTTTGCCAACCTCTGAACCAGTATTCATCATTAGAGTTTAGCCCTGTATGGGTGACTAGAGCGTTGTCTGTTGTTCCGATATAAGTCTGACTAGTGAAACTAGCATTACCAGCCCTGTAAGAGCGTACTGAGCCCGCTGTACAGTATGAACCCCAAGAGGTTACGTTGTTTCGTATGCTAACACTGGTAGTCGTAATAGTTTCTGGTGCGCCTGTAGTCCCAGAAGGTGCACCCGCAGCTGGGAAGCTGACATTGACTGTTCTCGCGGCAGATGACTCACCGTAGTGGTCGCCTCTCCAGTTGCCTTGTAAGCTAAATGTTCCTGAGCCTGTACCGACACCAAAAGCGTGGGTGTTACCAACTCCAGTATGTCCATACCAAATACCTGATAGGTTGGCTCCACCTGTACGCCCTTTGGTTTGCCTGTTGAGTACGTATACACCTTGAACCCAAGCACCAGCCTGCCACTCCCAGTCATAATAAGATGTGGAGTTGGATTTTTGGTGAACGATTACATTGCTAATGGTGACCGTGTTATTAGAACGACCAACAGTACAATAGAGTCGCCCGTTTAGGGTACCGCTAGTATTGTACTCAGCGGCATTTGCAATTTCACCTTCCCAGCGAAGTGTACTCATAATTTACTCCTTAAAGTGGTTCAAACCAGATTATTGTTACGCCAGCCTCTGGTGGTGGCTCTACTGCGTCTACTACAAACTTAACTGGTGAAGCACCACCAAGTGAGTCTTTAACACTTGCGAAAGAGTCGCCTACAATGTTCGCCCACTCTGTGCTGGGTTTTAAGACTACGACTTGACCAATAGTGTTGCCGTCGTCTGTGTATCCAGGTGCAAACTCGTCAATGATAATGTCGCTACCAGAAAGACTGCCCTTAAAAACTTTTATTGTTGCTGGGTCTATAAGACCAGTTGTGACGTTTAATGTCCCTGTAGTTGCTACAAATTTATCGGGTACGTTAGTTACTGAATCTACTACTAGTGTGGTAGCCCCTGTTGTTCGTGCTGATGTTACTGTTAGGCGGGGAGCTTCGCCTGAGCCGTTGCTTGCGTAAATATAATCGATGTTATCCATAATATAAGTTTACCATATTTCCTTTATTAGCATAAACAAGAAAGGGGCCGCGAGGACCCCTGTATTCTTGAAAACTTTTAGCGCTACTACTATGATTCTTCGATAGTAGAGATTGCTGCTGCTTTTTTGTTAAGAACGAAAGTATCGCCTCTATCTCTAAGTTGAATTTCAACTCCTGAGAATCCAGGTACTTTGTCAAGAACAACGTAGCCTTTGCCATCTGTAGGTGACATCTTAGGCTTGACAGCGACGATTGCTCGTTTGTCAGCAAAGATTACGTGTACACCAGAACCCATGTAGGCTGTTGGAGTTTCTACACATTTGACACCTTTGTGCTTACCTAGGTAACCACTCATTGAGTCTTTGTAACCCTGGTCTGAACCAGTGAAGTTAATCTGTGAAGCTAGTGCTGCTGAGAAGTCATAGCTTAACCATGAAATCATTGAGTTAGCTTCTGCTTTACCGTTAGTACGAGCTAGGTTAATAGCTGTACCGAAAGCAAGGCTCATAGCTTGTGGAGTTGTCCATGAAGCTGCTGCCAATACTTCTTTGTTTCCGCCTGGGCGAGCTGATACTAGCTTAGCTAGTGAGTAAGCGTCGTGTGCAGGTATGAACACTTCGTAAACCTGTTGTACTGCCCATTTCTTTGCGTAAGCTGAAACTGGAGTATCTTGGATTTGCGTGTGCTGAATTCTTTGAATCATAGATTGGTTATAAGCCAATACTAGTTCTTGTTCTGTTGGAGTTGCTAGTGTTACTGCTCCGAAAGGTGCTGTTGCACTTGCTTCGTCGTAGGCTGCTAGTGTTCCGTTTGCGTTGCTCAATACATAAATGGTATTTTTGCCTTCAAAACGATAGCCGTTATCACCCACGTAAGGAGTGAAAATTGATTTTCGCTTTAGAGGAATATCCATAATGCTTGAGGTACTTCTACCGTATGCCATTTGTTTTTCCTTTGTTAATTATTTTAATATGTAAAGTCGTATGATTTAGCTACTTTCTACACATCTTTATTATCTATAAGCGTTATCACAAAGTCAAGGACATTACCAGTCGAATCCGTCATTTTGCCAGTCAGCCCATTTATCACCCTCAGAATACATGTTAGTGGTCACTAATTCTTCTCCTCTGGTGGATAACATTTCACCCGTTGTGTTCATCAAGAACCGCCCCGTGTTCTGGTCAAAGAACTGGTCTATAGCTTCAGCCACGTAACGCAGGGCGTCGGCTATGTGCGACTCGGTTTTGTGGTCAGGTCCTTCGTAGTCGCCCGTATACTCGTTATATTTACGCTGATATTTCCCCAGTTTATCCACAGCCCACATACACACAGGTGCGTGAAAGGTGGTTGAAGGTTTATTAAGCAGGTCCATAGATTTCTTTATGCCCATCTCTTTGCTTTTACGCCCAAGTAGACTGGCATTTAGTAGGCCCATTTGCTTAGCTTTCTCTATACGCTGTACGGCGTCAGAGTCGCGCTTGCTACCGTCGTGCGGCCAGAAGTGCCACGCGTACGTGTAGTTCTTACTGGTTACATACTTTATAACAGACTCGTCGTTTACGTCGTGCGTTTCGTATGCGTCTATGATGTGGAGCTGTTTATCATAATACTGCCAGAACCATAGGGCCGTAGAGTCGGCCATACCTAAGTCCCACGCGGTAAAGACTGGGTGCTCTGGGTTATACGGGTGTATGCCTATTTGCGTGCTTTTCTTCATGTCCGAAAGTCGTTCACCGTAGTAGCTGGTAGCACTAGACTGACCCCAGTCCAAGAGCATTTCTTGTCGGAACAAAAAGTCGTTACCATACTCATCTATGTAGTCTTGACGCGCTTCAGCGAGCTGCTGTGCGGTCAAATATCGGTCAGCTTGCACATAACTGGCATATTGCTTGGGATTTTTGAGTGCAGCCTCGTATAGCCGTTTGAAGGTTCCACCAGAGATACCGTCCTGTTTTGGCGTGCTATTGATAAGGATTTGGCCACCGTTAGCCACGGTTACTGGACGGATAACACCCAGTACCCCAGACTGGATATCCACGAACTCAGATAAGATATAAAGTTTAGCGTTAGCACCACGCATGGTGTCCGCGTTGGTTGCACCTACACAATAGAAGGTGCTTCCGTTTTTAAGGGTGATACGCATATCGTCCTTAGTATTGGTCTGGCTAGCTATGAGTTGCTTGGGGATATGCTCTAGGGTTTTGAATCCGTCGTTCTCTAGGTTGGTCCAGAAAGACTTAAATCCCTGCTCTGCGGTAGGGAAGATAAGCACCACGTTCATAGGCTTCTCCACCATACGCTCTATAGCGTACTGGAAACAGGTGTAGTCCTTGCCTGCGCGCCTAGCCCACACCAAAACAGCTAGACGTACCGAACGTATGCTCTGGTAGAAGTCTAGCTGATAGTCCCTTGGTGGAAGTTGATGTGCAGGAACTTGCACGTTATACTATTTCTTTTTCTTTTTGCTAACGGGTTCTTCAACTACAGCGACTTTTTCTTGCCCCTGTGCTAGTTTTTGTCCGTAAGTTACTGCTTCTTCTAAAGTCATTATTTCTTCTCCTTGTTAGTTGGTACTTCTATTTTACCACTAACGGTTTCTTTAGTTCCAGCTCCTTTTGTTCTAGCTTCTGCTAATCGCTTGTTATAAGACTCCTCGTGTAAACTTTCTTTTGCCTTCTCTTGGTTCTTCATAGCTTCTGCTGAGAACTCTCTGTCTGCTACGTAATTCAAGAGGTGATAGTTCTGGACATCTTCTACGCCTATACCTGTCCGTCGGCTAATTCTGTCCATCTGGTCGTAGTCAGCTCGTACTGCGTCCATCGCAGCTATTACTTCTGGAGATAATCTCCAACCAAAATCCTGTCCTCTTGAGGCGTTAGGTGACATGTCGCTGCTGTTTAGGTAGGCAGCCATGTGCGCCTGTCGTGTCTGTGGGTCGGAGTTAGCGTCAAACGTAACCACCTCACCAGTCTTAATATTTTCAAATGCTATCATCTTGTATCTCCTTGTTGATATGATTTTTCTGCTTCCGCCCACTCCTCATCTTCGGGGGCTAATTGTTCTGCTTTACCGCTTGGTTTTAAGTCGCCACGGTCTGACTGAGTGTCCTTGCTTGCCTTTACTTTAGCGGCTGCTTCGGCTTCTTTAGAAGCTTTTGCTGCTGCTTCTGCTTCTGCGTTTTGCTGTTTCAACATAGGCTCTAGGGCCATATCGAAGAACTCTCCTACTTCTATTGGGGCCTTGATTGTAACTCCAGTTTTAGGGTCTTTCACTAGGGTTTTATCATAGCCTTTCAGTAAGCGGTCCCGTAGTTCTAGGTCGTTCTCTAGCACTTTGCCGTATTTCTCTACGACACGCAGGGCGCCGTCCTCTATCTCTGCGTTGGTTTCTGCTACTTGGTCTATGAACTTCTCTACAGCTTCAACGTCTTTGTTGAGCTTTTGTTGCCCTTGTAACAGATAGGAACCCGCTTCTTCGTCTGTGAAATAGTCTTGTGTCTTTGGGTTGATTAGCTTTGTTAAGTCCTCAATCCCCGTGATTGGGTCCCCGTCGCTATCTCTCAGTTGACGGTCTATTCCCTCTGGATAAAGTGCCTTAGCTGCTTCGTCCCTGTATGTATCTATTCTAGTTGAGCGGTCAGTCTTTGACGCTTCTATTTCTGCTAAGGCTTCTTTGATTGCCTCTTTCGTTTCGTTTACTGGTTCTGGTTCTGGTTCTGGTTCTGGTTCTTCCTCGGCCTTCTCAGTCGGTTCGTCTGCTTCGGGTTCGTCATCAGCGTTATCATCTTTGGGTTCTTCGGCAGGTTCATCTTCTTTAACATCTTCATCTGTGCCTTTGTCATCTTCTGGGCTTCCGTCATCACTATCATTTTCTTCTACTTCCTCGTTTACTTCTTCTGGTTCCTTTGGTGCGTCGTCCTCGATTTCTAAGGCCTCTAACCACTCTCCGTCTAATTCGTCTTTACTCATATTTCTCCCTTATATTATCTACTACTGTGTCGACCATCAATTTAATCTCTTTAAGGTGAAAGGATATAGCCTTGTTCACCGCGAGCTGTTCTTTGACCGTAAGGTCTTTCTCATCTACGACAAGGCGCTCAATCGTCTGATACGACTGAAGCTGTTCGTTTACTTTTGCCTGCACGCGCTTGAGCGTAGGTATGTCCACTTCGTCCTGTGGCTTAGTTTGTGCAGGGGCCGTAGCCATCAAGGGTGAGCTTGATAACAGTGGTAGTTCTTCGTCCATAAATACTCCTCTTTATTACTTTCATTTAAGCACTAGCGACGTGAATTGTCAAGTGTATTACTGACTAGTAGGGGGTTGTTGTGGTTGGCTCATTTGAGCTGGGGGTAGGGCTTGCTCCATGCTTTCGGTCTGTTTAGAGATTTCAGGTGAGGTCTGCTGTATAAGGCTATCTTCCATGGCTCTCTTACGTTGTGCTGCTATTGGGTCTGCTGGGTCTGACGTCTGACTCATTACGGTTAGCATGTCTTGTAGGTCGGCACGCTTCTTATCTTCTAGGTCGTTGTCGCCCATACTCATGTCGATATCTATTGTCCAGGTCTTAATACCTTCGTAGAATTCTTCCCAGCTTATTTCGATAATGTTATCGTCACCAATAGTTTCTGGCATTAGGTCGTTGACAGCGTTCTTACACTTGTCGTCTACGATTAGTTGTGTCTGTCCTACTTGCTCTGAGATAAAGATGTCAAGGGCTGTTAGCGCGTACTGGCGTATGTGACCTTCAACGATATTTGTAATCTGAGTAGTGGCCATGTCACTAACTGACTTCTCCATACCACTAGCAATTTTGTTCTGATATGCACCACTAGAGGCTTGTCCACCTGCGACACTGTTCTTAGTAACACCCATAATCGCGAAGATTTGGTTGTCTACGAAGTCTAGGACGTTCTGGAATTGGGTCAATGTGCTGTTTGAAAGCTCCTGTAGTTTAGCTTCTGCGTTAGGGTCTGCTGATTGCCATAGTGCCCCGCGCTTCATGCGTATAGGCGTGGTGAACTGACCACGTTGGAAAACAGGCGGGTCTGCGTTCATTAACAACATCTTAGCTGTTGATTGCAGGTATATGTTCGCATAATTGGCTGTAGGGCTGGCTAACCGTACGCGGGACACACCAAATGGTGTTAGTTGAGCTGGGTCAATTACTAGAAGGCTTACACGTGGGTAACCGAATTTAGACTTGCTCTTGTATGAACGTAGTGGCTTGTTGATGTTGAGTGAATACACACATACTTCACCGAACGGACCTACTTCGTAACGAGTAATGATGTCGTATGTGTCTGAGGCTGTATCTTCGCCCGCAGCGTCACGTGGAGCTGATAGGTAAGTAGATAGTGTTTCTGAGTCTGGACCAGCTGTTATTAGCTCGTTAAGAGCGTCTACGTCCCATGTAGTATTAGGGTTCTCTTTAGCTGCGTCACGTATCTTTCTAAGCTTGCTTTTAGTCACACGGGTACGGATATGGAAGTATGCGCTGTCATTAGAGTCAAATACGCCTGGTTCAATCACGATGTCATTGTAGTGGATTAGCTTCATGGTAGAGCCAAAGTCGTTCATTATGTTTCCGATGTGAGCAAAGTCAGCTTGGAAGCCATGAGTCAAGGCGCTTTCAGCACCAATCTGCATAGTGGAAAGGATACCTCTACCGAACGTATCTTGGTTGAAAACCATACGTCGGACTAGGAACTCACAAATATATGCTGGAATAGATAATTTTGTGCCGTTTACTTCTGTTGAGAACGTAGGCACCTGCTGGATAGAAGCACGTGGGATTTGTCTAACAGAGGTCGCTAGAGTAACGTCACCTACCATAGGGGCGTTCTTTGTACTGCTAAGAGATACCGCGTCGGCTAGGCTGTCTAGGTCTGGGAAGTCGCGGGTGAACTTATCAATCCACTCTTTACCTTTATCCCACTCCTTAATGTACTGTTCTACATCTTCTGGTGTGGCTTTTTTGTCTTGTATTTCTTCTTTTTTATCCATGATATTCCTTATGATTATATACTAACGCAAGTCCCCTCGAACACCAACATTGACACCTTCGTATGATATAGAGCGTAGCACGAAAGAGCTGTTATCTAAGTTAGTATTTATGAACCACTGCATTTCGTTTGTTATTACGTTTAATGGTACTCGGACACGAATAGTCGTTTTAGTGGCTATATCCGCGTCTAATATCACTGGTATGTCGTCCCACTGGTTGTAGGTACTTTCACCACCCTGAAATAGGTAGCCTGGGCTAGACCAACCACCACCTGACGATTTGGTATATGCGCCTTCTGATATCGTCTTGGATTTAGTTTTCATCTTTCCAGCTTCATTACGGTAGCTAACACCTAACTGTACCTCGCCTATCACGTCTACTAGGTAGAAAACTACCTGTATGACTGACACAAAGGCGTTGTGGGCTTGATTGGTACCAATAAGGGAACCAGTGGCCTCTACAGGAAATGCGCTCGTTGTACCGTCTGTATTGTCATCATTTGCTACATAGGATTCTTCTAATCGGAAAATGTGGTTATCCTGACATACGTATACGAAGGCAGTTTCTTCTTTAGGGCTGACTGTACCTATCCACTGAGCGCGGATATCAAAGCCATACCACATAGGTTTTTCGTCGTTTGTCATGTCGTATATGAGGATTTCGTTGTTGTAGTCGTATCCACGGCTAGGCACGCTCAGGTATATACGGTTAGACCATGCTGTACCTACGATTTCACCGAGGGCGCTGTTCTTTATGGACTTAACTGTCGCGGCGTACTTGTCAGAAACACGTTTAGTTGATAACACGTTCTGCATAGACGCTTTGGTATCCATAGATACGATTCCGTCTGTAGTAGGGAAGATAAGAGAACCAAGGTAGTTGACCACAGCATAAGGGCTTGATACACCCGCAGCACCGTAGTTCTGTTCTGTTTGAGTCCAAACAACGAAGGAGCTATTGCCGTACGTCACAGTCTGTTGCTCTATTATGGTCTGTTTTGAAAGACCTTGAGTGTTACTGAATAGGACAGTCATAGAGGGTATTCCCTGTCCGTTACGGAATCCGATAACACCCTGAGGGTAATAGTTGGTTCCCTTGTTCAGTACGACAGTATATCCCCCGTTGGTTGGGCTGAAATCTAGTGCGTTTTCACCATCACCACCGATATATAAGTTGTGCTCTTTGCCTGCTGTTGGGTCGCCATATAGTATAGGACGGCCTTTATCCTCGCGTGCGTATGTGGCAATCATGCCGTCTGTAGAGTTGTCCTCTGGGGCTACACCCCTAGAAATGTCTATAGGAAGTGTTCCGTTGTCTATGAACTGAGTGGTGCTAAGGTCTAATCCTGAGGCCAATAGAAGCATGTCTGTCGGACCAATAGCGGCTCCTGCTGGTGCAACTGATATCCACATGTTCCACGACACAGCGCCTGCTGGAGCAGTGTTATTCCTGTTTAGGGTTAGATACTCGGTTCCATCGGTTGCCCACGTGCCACGCTCTTTGCTGATTGCCTGAGTCAAAATAGTCGGAGTAGTAACAGCAGTCTGTCCTACAGTTGAGTTGAAGTTAATCGCGTAATAAACTTTGAAGTTACCCGTGTTAGTGATTCCAGTTGCGCTCGCGTAGGTTGGGGCGTTAGCGGCGTCTGCTACAGCTGTAAACTGAGTCATGTTCTTGTCTGTTATGTCTATGTAGCGTAGTTTGTCGTTGCCGTTTAAGACTAGTATCTTGTTGTCGATACGTATGAAAGTGTTGATAATCCCTGCACCAGTGGTAACAGTGTTAGAACCACCGCAATCAGTCCAGCTTAGGTCGCCAGCTTCACAGTATTTAACCTTGCCGTCGTCGGCTATGAAATAAAAGACGTCGCCGTTGTAGATAGCTGGGAAAACTTCGTATACAGCTTCTACTGCGTCAGGTAGCCACCTCTTGAGAGATAGTCGGTGAGTAAGCAAGCCAGCAGAGTTAACCATGGCATTACGTGATTTTACGAAGGTATTTGGGTCAGCGTTAGCTTCCCCACGTTGGTCAATACCACCATCAAAGCTAATCACGTCCGTAGACGTAATCGTCTTTTTAGGTACTTTTACTGGTTTATCAACAGCCATTACCAGACTCCTCTAATAAATCCTAAATTCTCCATAGGCACTTCTAGTGCTTCTGATGTTGCGTTGTTGACCATTACGGCCTTCTTGAGTAAGTCATTGTACTTCTGGGTAAGTGAAGGGCTGATACCACCTTGAACGATGTCAGGTAGGGTAGCGTTCTTAGCGACTCCCAAGATAATCAGTTGCTTCGGGTTCACTGTACTAAGCAGACTAACGTCTGTAAGTGTCAATGTAGGCATGTATGCAATCGTGTCCGCACGCAATTCACCGCCATCTTCCGCCTCTGTTAACTGGCGGGATAGTACTAGCTGGTTATTGATGATTGTGGCTCGGTCACGTGTATCAGGGTCTGCTGGGTCGTAAATCTGGTTAGGGCTGACCATAGCGAAGGTACTGACTATAATACCGTCTTGTTGTATAGTCGCGTCGCGATATGGGCTAATTACAGCTGTACGTACGCCAGCTGGTAGGGCATACGCGGTCTGTTCTCTGTCTGAAATAGTGTCTATTAAATTGTTGTTCGTTCTCAGATACTGCCAATCGGCCTCTAGTTCCAACTCTGGCGTGTACTGGTTTATCCAGTCTATCGTCTGAGCAATAAAATCGTCTAGCTCGTCCCCGTCTACATCGTTGTAACGGTTGTTCTTTGCTAGGTATATGCTTTGTGCTATTGCGGTTAGTTCTTCTGTTGGTGTCATAATTGTTATCCTTAGCTATATTATAGCCTTACCCCTTTCTGTACGCTAATTTTTTTCTTCAGGTTAGTCTTGGACGTTTGCGTGGTTCTGTTTGATTGTATTTTCGCAATTTGTGTAGACAAGCCCTTATAGCCTTGACTAGGACTGCCTGGTTTACCAAACGTACCAAGTGAACTTGCATTTGTAGCGATTGTTTTCTGCTTACCACTACCACTACCACTACCCCCTGAACTCCAGCCATCTTTAGGCCTCTTGTATTTAGGTCGGGTATAAGGGTTTATACCGTTAGTGTTGGCACTAATACCAGCCTCTGTGAACAGTTCGTCTAGGAACCATAGCTGTTCGGCTGTGTCTTGGTCATACAGTGGGTCCTCTGGGTCCATCATTTTATTGAATTCTGAACTAGATATTCCGCCACCTTCTGCGGTACCAGTACCAGTATACAAGCGGTATACTTCAGAATCTATCTTGTTTTTACCCGCTAGTTTGGCTCTGCTTATATTGCGTTCGGATTCTTCTCTGTCGTTCTTTGTGAGTCCGCCTTTGGCTATATCCTCATCTAGCTCGTACTGCAATATCTTAGCGTATGAGTCGTAGCTTCCGTCATCTATCAAAGCGTCTTTCTTACCCTTAACATCTTTCCATATATCGTCCATATCATCTTCTGAGGCCTTGCTGATGTCGCCTTTGTACTTATCGTGTATTGCACGAGTTTCTTCACTTAGTAGGTTGGTCAAGTTACTGTCGTTAAATAGTGACTGGCCACGCTGTATTGTAACTTGCTTTTCAGATTCGCCCTTAGCGATTTCAGCTTTTTGCTGTTCACTCTGGGTGTTAGCGTTATACACACGTCCTTGGAAATCTCTAGCTAGCTCACCACTCTTACGAGGTAACTGCTGTGACAGATATGGTATACCAGAAACGATTTGTGCACCAGCCTTGCGGACTGGGTCAACTTTACCAGTGATGGGGTCTTTACCAGAAGTATCAGGTTTTTCGTGAGTAGGGTTTAGTTCATCATTTGCATCAGCTAACACGTTAAGGTCGCGTGAAGCGGCAGGGACGGCCTGTGAACCTACGTCACCTACTAAGCCAGCACCCACAGTTACAGCAACATCACCAGGAGTCATTTCAGAGTCGCTATTAGATTGTTCAAAGTTTTCTGTGGCTCCACCTAGTACGTTGGTACCAGACATCATGTTGTCTAAGCCTGATGCTTTAACAATAGCCATAGGGGGACCAGCAACGATATCGGTCATACCACCAATAACATCACCACTTTTCATCTTGTCATATCCTCTCCTAAGGAAGTGAGCGGAAATCAAGGCTGCACCACCAGCTATACCGTAACTACCCATAGGGATATAATCTCCATTACGGACTACATATGGACCGTTATAGCTTGTCACACCGTCAGCATCTGTGTCACTGGTTTCGATGACATTACTTTCCATCAAACCGATTAACGCAGCAATCTTGCCTGAG